TACAGCGCGTTGAGGCGTCTCTAAAAGAGGCAGGCTCTCAGTCAGGCGCTTGACGCTACTCTGACGCTGCGCGTCAGACCAAGCCAAGTTCTCCGCCGATTTTTTTGTGATCGCACGGGTCAGGTAGTCGGATGCCTGGAATGCCTCCTTGATTTCCTTGCGGGCGGCTTTCCAGGAAACCTCAGTGAACGCCATCGTTTCGACCCACCGAAGGACGAAGGCGATCAGGTCTGAGTAGGTTTCTCCAAACCCGACTGCTTCTGATTCTCGCAAGGTCAGTTGTTTGGCGACTCTCTCGGCAAAGCCAAGCCCTTCGCTGGGGCGCTTGGTCCATTGCCTTCCCGTCGCCTCGACCAAGGCAAGGGTCACTGCCACCGCCACGTTGTAGACGGCTGGATACGCTGAGGTCCAATTCTTTCCGGCGCTCGCGCTCGACCACGTAAAGCCAGCCGATGCCCAGGTATACCTTGCGCCCTGTGCCTCACTGACCGTCACCGTATCGGGCATGTCGATCAGCTCATCGTGAAGGTGAAGACGGCGGTCAGGCTGTCATCCACACCCTTATTGACCACGGGGAACACCACCCGATCGAGCATGATTCCACCAGTTGATGCGTTGAAAACGCCAGCCTCAGTGAGGGCTCCAATGCTGTCGCCAGCGAGGAAATCCGCTGTGAAGGTGAAAGTCTTTGTTCCCGCGGTGTGGGCATAGGTGGCTGCATTTCGGTCGATTTCAGTCACCAGCGCTGACTGGGTGGCAGCCGCAGCGGTGGTACCAGTGCCCAGCGCGATGAAGCCCATCACGCCTGGCCGGCTGACTGATTTACCGATCGCATCGGCAATGAAGTCAAAGCCGACGTTGACGATGATGTTGTCCTTGTGGACCGTTTCGATCTCACCGCCTGCGCGGCGAAGGATGAGGGTCATTGCGCCATGAAGCTGCATGGATTCGTCGATCATGAAAGGTCCTCGTGATGTGGAAATGGATAAAGAAAATGGCGCTGCCTCTTGCGAGAACAGCGCCACGGTTGGGAATGCGTTTGAAAAATTCGGTCTAGTACAGACGCAGACTGGTGAAGGCTCCGATAGGCGCAAGGGCTGCGCTGGCTGACTCCACATCTGCGCCCATGCGACCAACGAAGAGGCGCCGCTGCGAGGCGGTCTGGCACACGCCAATGCAAATGCGATCGGTCGTCGACACCGCGAACGGAACACTGACTTGCCGAGACAACTGGTCTTCCAAGAAAAAGACCGATGTGGCCGCGTCATAGCCCACAAGGAGCAATCCTGCCGGACCGCTTGCAACCCAGATCACGCAAGTCGTGACCTCAGAGGGGATGAACCAAAAGGAGGTGTGGAACACCGATGGGATGCTCACCGACCAGGCCACCCGCGTGGTGTCCTTGACCATGAGGCCATCGCCATACCGGCCCGCTGCATAGGCCACGCCAGCCGCTTGGCTGGAGACCGGACTACCAAATCCTCCGTCAAGACCTGCCGTTGAACCGTTCAGTCGCCAACCGTAGATTTCTCCGGCTTGCAGTGCATCCTCCCGAGCAATCTGGAACCGCGCATCCACGTTGGCGATTGCACCGTCGTAGGCCCACTGGCGCCTGGCCGCATCACTGCTCCAAGGGAAATTGCCCTCTAGCCAGGTGGTTCGGTCATCCACGGAGGCCCCGAGACTGTTGAGCAACGTGTTCTGAGCGCGAACAGGCGAGACAAGATCGACCTCAAAGAGGTACTCGGCGATCTGCGCCCCCGTGCTCATGCGCAATGCGTTGTGGCCATTGACCGATACGACCGAGGCAAAGTGCTTGGTACCTGGAAAGCCGAGCGCCTGCTCATCGCGCTCAAGAATCAGGTTGGCGTTTTGCGGCTGGGCAACCACGGTCGACACGAAGGTTGGCGCGTCGCCGTAGATGCCGGGTGACGCGATGGCCTTGATCCAGAACTTGCGCTCCCCATCAAACCCCGAAGGCAGCGTGTAGCTTGTGGACTTGACCTCGGCGACAAAGAGCGACGCATCCCAGGCCGCGCCCTCGCGAAGTTCGTACCCGACGACTTCAGGCTCAGGATTAGGCAGCCAACGAAACTCCAGCCGGTTTGCCGACTGCACCACATCGAACTGACGAACCGTCGAGGGCGCCTGCAGGCTTAGGACAAAGGTCGTCACATGGGCGCTGTAGTTTCCTGAGGTGTCATAGGCTCGGATGTGATACGGGTACAGCCCGGCGGCGCTTTGGTCATGGACCATCTGCGTGCCTGCGGTTTTAGCGACAAGCTGGCCGTTGTCCCAGCCAGCACCAACGCGAACCTCATAACCTGCCAGGTCAGCATCCTGGAGTTCATCCCAAGTGATCAGCAGATCGGAGACTCGGCGCTGGACCAGGAAGCCCGTGACATCCGAAGGCGGCAGGGTCTTGCCCAGCACCGTGGCGCTGTATGTTGCAGGCACGCTCTCCTTGCGGGTGATGCCGATGGCACGAAGGCTGAATTCATAGGCCCCCTCCTGCGCATCGCGGATTTCAACGTAATTGGCGCTGGTGAGCGGCAGGCTGACAAAGTTGCCGCCGGCCACCCGGTAGGACAGCCGGTATGCGACTGCGGTCTGAACCTCATTCCATGACACCTGCACCAGGACTTGGGCCTGATCTTTGACCCGGTACAGGCTCTCCTGCACGCTCAGGCCTGTGGGCGCTGACGGCATATCAGAGAGCACCGTGATCGAGCGAGGCTGCAAGGCCAACCCATTTTCGATTGCATCGAATTTGCTTGGGTTGTGAGCCAGCGCGGTGACCTCATGCACACCGGGGTCCCGCTCTGCGACCGCAACCACCCGAAAGAGCTGCGGCTCGATGATCGAAGAGGACAGCACCCAAATGGCCCCAGGCTGTGGTGGTGTGCTTAAGGGAATGGTCACCGTCAAGGTCCGACCTGAAATCGGCCCCACCAGGCGCTCTTCAATCGCCCCCGTAGGCAAGATCACCGACAGTCGCCAGGGAAGATCCGCCGGAAGGTCTTGATCCAAGGTGACCGTGCTGGCAGATGCAGCGGCGATCCGGCCTCCAAGGCGCATGCCCCCTCGAACTGGATCAGCGATCTTGATGACGTCGCCCGGGCGAACGACTGCGCCCTCCAGTCCGGTGCGGAAGGTGACGATCTCGGACTCAGACTGCTCGGAGTACAGGAGCCATTTGCCAACGCGGTGGGCCTGGCCCCTGGAGGTACAGCCAAGGGCCACCACTTCGCTTTGCACGATGCCGTAGCGGGCAATGCCAGCCGCGTCCTCAACGTACTCCACCTTCTGGCGGTAAAAGTCTTCCGGATCGTTCCAGGTGACCAAGGCCACCGTATGCCGCGATTTGGCAGATGACCCTTGGTAGGAAAACTCGCCATCCACGACGTTGCTGGGGGCGAACTGGTAGACCGGACCAGCGGGGGCATCTTGGGTGACCGTGATGGCTCCGCCCGACCAGTACACCATGCCCCGAAAGATCGAGGCCATGTCCTGCACGACCTTGTAGGCTTGCTCCCGAGTCTGGAGATACAAGTTGCAGGTAAAGCGAGGCTCAAATCCGCCCAGGCCATTGGGCACCAGTTGATCGCAATACTGGGCTACTCGGTAGAGCGCCCACTTGTCGACCTGGGCCTCGGGAATGTAACCACCCAGGCCATAGCGGGTGCTGGTGACCAGGTCATAAAAGCACCAGGCCGGGTTATCGGTCCAAGCGATCTTGAAGGTTCCGTTCCAGACCCCGCTGTAGGCCCGGGTGACGGGGTCGTAATTCACAGGGATCCGCACCCGCAGCAGCTTCATGTCATAGCTGCGCCGCGGAATGTTGGAAAACTGCGAAGCATCCACACGCAGTGCCACCAGGGCGCTGTTGGGATACCGCAGCTTGCTCTCAATGACCTCGGTGTATGAGTCGAAGAAGGTCTTGTCCTGGACTGCGCTGGATGTGGAGTCCGCGGTGATGCGGCGCACCCGGATTTCCCAAGGACCGCTGCCGGTGAGCGGCACGTAGTAGCTGCGCTGGTACTTGGTGGTGGTCTTGCCGGAGATCGTGTCATTGACGATCTCAACGAAGCCACCGCCATTGATCTGCCGGTCGATAGCGAAGTTGACAGAGCTCCCGTTCAGATCACCGTTGGTCGTGTCCTGGTTCGTGAGCTGCGGCACGCTCACCTTGATGCGGACTGCGTCCACATCCGGATCAGTAATGGACCGCACAACCCCTTGACCGGACTGACTCGCCTTGACCTCAACGCCTACAACCACCTCGTTTTCAACGGAGGAGAACCCGGGCACATAGCTTTGCTGCTGGCTGCCGTTTCGGGTCTCCAGGGTGACGCCTGAGAAATTGGTCGATCCATCCGGGTTCTGGATGGGCGTGTCGTCCAGGTAGACCGACTGAAGGCCATCGACCAAACCTTCAATCTCTCCCTCGGAGATGAGGTCAACCACCCGCGCATAGGCTTTTGATCGAAGGCTGTCGGGGGCCTCTTGCGCCACACGGGCGCTCCCTCCACCTCCTTTACCGCCACCGCCAGCACCAATGATGAGCTTGGTCATGC